GCTGTTAATGCTGCTGCAACTTCGGTAACCACATTGACAACAAGTGGTGCTGCTGCTGTCGGAACAAATCTGACCATTGGTGGAACTGCAACTGTTGATGGTGCATTCCGTGCTAAGGATGCTGCACAGTTCGATGCAACTGTTGCCGTAACTGGTGCTACAACTCTCAGCAATACTCTGGATGTTCTCGGTGCTACAACACTGACCAACACTCTGGATGTAACTGGTGCAACTACACTTTCAACTGCTGATGTAACTGGTGCTGCTACCGTAGGTTCAACACTGGACGTAACTGGTGCAACTACACTCACATCACTGACTGCTGGTGCTTCAACACTCGCATCTGCTGCTATTACTAACAATGCAACCGTTGGTGGTTCACTGGGCGTAACTGGAGCAACAACTCTGAGTGATACTCTGGATGTATCTGGTGCAACTACACTCGCAGGTCTGACTGCTGGTGCAACTACACTTGCTTCTTCATCCGTAACAGGTAACTCTAACGTTGGTGGAAACTTCGGTGTCGTTGGTCACACTGCGCTTGATACTGTAACTGCTGGTATTTCCACAGTTTCTACACTCGACGTAACTGGTGCTGCTGCTGTCGGTGCAAACCTGACCGTTGCTGGTACTTCAACCGTTGATGGCATATTTACTGCAAATTCTGCTGCACAGTTCAACACAACTGCAGACGTAACTGGTGATCTGACTGTTGGTGGAGCAACTGCTCTGACATCAACTCTGGATGTAACTGGTGCTACTACACTTTCTAGTCTTTCTACTTCTGGCCTTGCAACACTTGCACATGCTCAGATTAATGGAATCATGGCAGTTAGTGGTGCAACTTCTCTGAATGGTCCAGTTGCTACTGGAGATACTCTGGATGTAACTGGTGCTGCTACACTTGATAGCACTTTGGATGTAATTGGTAATACAACACTTTCCACACTGAATGTAACTGGCCTTGCAACTCTTGATTCTTCACTCGATCTGACTGGAGACCTTACAATCAATGGTACCAAGTTCAGCATTGCTGCTGCAACTGGTAACGCAACCGTTGGTGGTAGTATTAATGCTGACGATACCGTTACTGCTCCAGAATTTAGTGGAGAACTGAGTGGTGCTGCTGTTTCTACAAGTGCTGATGGTCTGGTTAACACCGGAATCACAACTGTTACAAACACAATTGAAGTTAAGTCTGATGATGGTTCTGTTGCTGGAATCGACCTGTTCGATGACGTTAACAACACTTATTATTCAAGACTGAAGTCTGCAACTAATGCTCAGTTGACAGATAACGTTGAAGTCACAATGCCTACCGTCAGCGGTAATATGCTGGTTGGTGATGCAAATATCTCCAACAGTGTTAATACCTCTGGTATCATTACTGCAACTTCATTCGTTGGTCCTCTGACTGGCAATGCTGATACAGTAACTGCACTGCAAACTGCAAGAGAGTTCAGCATCATTGGTGATGTAGACGCACCTGCTGTATCTTTCGATGCAACTGGTAACGTTGTTCTGAATACAACTCTGGATTCAACTGGTGTAACTGCCGGTGACTATGGTTCATCCACACAGATTCCAACATTCACTGTTGATGAGAAGGGTCGTCTGACTGCCGCTGGTGGTGTAGATATTTCTACCGATCTGAATATCGATGCTGATGCTGGTTCAGTAGATATCAATCTTCTGACCGAGACTCTGTCAATCACTGGTTCAACATACGTTAATACTTCAGTTGATACTAATGAAATTATTGTTAACGTTGAAGCTGGTTCTGCAAACGTAGTCAGCACACTGGTTGCAAGAGATGCATCTGGTAACTTCTCTGCTGGTGAAATCACTGCAAGTCGCTTCATCGGTCTTGCCGATCGTGCAACTCAACTGGAAACCACCCGCACATTTGCTGCTTCTGGCGATGCAACTGCACCTGCTGTTGACTTCAACGGAACACAGAGCCCTGTTCTGAACTTGACTCTGAACAATGTTAACACCAACGTTGGAACATTTGGTTCACCAAGTCAGGTTCCTCAGTTCACAGTTAATGCTAAGGGTCTTGTAACTGGTGTAACTAACGTTGCTATCTCTACTGCACTGTCACTGGATGACGGTTCAGGAAATGGTAGTGTTAACCTGCTGAATGACGGACTGTCCGTTCTGGGTAGCGATTACATTGAGACACAAGTTGTAGGTTCTAACCTGACTGTTTCTCTGAAAGGGGATTCTGCAAACATTGCAGATAAGGCTGTTGTAAGAGATGCTAACGGCGATTTCGCTGCTGGAATGATCACTGCTGATCTGACTGGTAGAGCACTGATTGCAACAACTGCTGACGAACTTGAGACCACAAGAAACATCGCAATTGATGGTCCTGTCGTAGGTAATGTCGATTTCAATGGTGGTTCTGACGTTACTATCAGTGTAACTCAACAACCCGATTCCGTTGAACTGAGAACACATACAACTGGCGACTATGTTGAGTCTGTTGCTGATTCTGGTCTGAGTGATATCACAATTGCCGGTAACGGCGAAGGTGGTGCTGTACAGGTTGGTCTGACAACAACTGGCGTAAGTGCTGGAACATATGGTGCAACTGGTTCACTGCCTATCTTCACTGTAGATAGCAGAGGTCGTATCACATCTGCAACAACAACTTCAGTTTCTACTGAACTCTCAATCACTGGTGACAGTGGTAGCGATGCCGTTGATCTGCTGAATGATGTACTCGACTTCGAAGGCGATTCAAACCTGACAACTGAAGTTACCGATAACAAGGTTTCTGTTTCACTGAATCAGAACGTTGCTGTCTCTGGTAACATGGATGCTGCTTCATTCAGAACAGGTAACGAAGGCGATTCCATCATCGTTACGGGAACATCCATTACTGGTCCTTCTTCAATCACAATTGATCCTGCCGGTATCGGCGACAATACAGGCGAACTGTATGTCATGGGCGATCTGATTGTTAAGGGTACAACTACAACCGTTAACTCTGTTGAGTTGGCTGTTGCTGATAAGAACATCACTCTGGCAGACGGTGCTACAAGCAACGCTGTTGCAAATGGTGGTGGTCTTACAATCGAGGCTGGTGCTGATGGCGCTAAGACCTTCCAATTCGAAGAGATTGGTCTGAACTTCGGTTCATCCGAGAACATGAATCTTGCTGTAAGTAAGGTTTATAAGATTGACAATACTTCAGTTCTGAGTGCTACAACACTGGGTGCTGCCGTTGTTAACTCTTCTCTGGAAGTTGTTGGAACAATCAACACTGGTGTATGGCAGGGCACTGCAATCAATGATGACTACATTGACTTCATTGATAATGCAAACAAGGTCAAGATTTCTGCTCTTGATATCGATGCTGTTGCTGAAATTGGCACACCAATCGCTGATGGCGATCTGATGATCGTTGACGATGGTGCTGATGGAACTAACCGCAGCATGACAGTTGATCGTATGCCTGTTTATACCTTCAGTAAGGTATCTGGAGACATTCTGATCGATTCTACCGGTGTCGCAACAATCCAGCCAAACTCTGTTGATCTTGCAACAGATACAACTGGTAACTATGTTGCTACAATTACCGCTACAAACATTGATGTTACCAACTCCGGTACAGAAGATGCTGCTGTAACCCTGGATCTTTCCGATACAACAGTAACTGCTGGTTCATACGGTTCTACAACTGCAATTCCTACATTTACAGTTGACGAGAAAGGTCGTCTGACCGCAGCTGGTACAGTTCAAGTTGACACAACTCTGGATGTTTCATCTGACGTTGGTGCAATTGATATTGATCAACAGACTGAAACTCTGGCAATCGAAGGTGTTGACGGAGAAATCAGCGGTACTGCAACTGGAACTAAGGTTGAACTTGGACTGGTTGACACTGGCGTTGCTGCTGGATCTTATGGTTCTGCAACTGCAATCCCAACATTCACAGTTGATGCAAAGGGTCGCCTGAGCGAGTCTTCAACTGTTGCAATCGGAACTGCTATGACCCTTGCGGGCGATACAGGTTCTGAAGTCATTGAGTTCCTCAATGATACAATGACAATCGCTGGTGATACTCACGTATCAACAGACGCTTCAAACGATACTCTGACAATCAGTGTCGATGCTACTTCCGCTGATGTTGCAAGCACAATTGTTGCTCGCGATGCAGACGGCAGTTTCTCTGCTGGTATTGTTAGTGCTGACCTTTCCGGTGATGTATATTCAGTCGGAATCTCAACATTCAACGAGTTCAGAGTTAATACCAAGATCTATGACTCCACAGGTTCTTCCGGTGGTGAGAAACAGACCATTGGTATCGACGTAACAACTGGCAACCTTGTTTGGCAGGATCTGACCGAGATTCTCCCACAAACAAGAACAACCCAGTCACAAGTCGCAGCTGAAGGCGATACACAATTCTTCTTCGATTATAATGCAAACTTCCTTGACGTATTCGTTAACGGTGTTAAGTTAAACCTCAACGAGTATACAGCAACCGACGAGACTTCAATCACACTCGTAGAACCTCTGTTCGAAGGTGATGTTGTTGAATTCCACTCATATGCTGTTGCTGGTGGTGGACTTGGTGTTGTCGAATTCATGGGAGACCTGAAGGACGTAACACTTGGTGCTCTTGCGCAGAATGACATTCTGGTATACAACGGTGCAGGATTCGTTAACCAACAGTCCATGAGTCTGTCTGGTGGAATCACTGCTGCAAGTATTGATGCTGCTGCAATTACTGCAACTGGTGCAATTACTGCAGATTCCGCAGCAATCACTGGTAATATTTCTGTTGGAAGTCTGACCCTGAATGGCGATGCAGCCGTTTCTGGTTCAATCATTCCATCCGCAGATAACACATACGATCTGGGTTCACCTGATAGAACTTGGAGAGACCTTTATCTTGCTGATGCTTCACTGTATATCGACGGTCAGAAGGTTCTGCACTCTGATAACGATACAATCGTTGTTTCTGCCGATCCTAACCAGAACCTGTCTGTTCAGACAACTGGAACTGGTGACATCGAACTTTCACCTGCATCTGATGTTGGTGGATCAGGAAGCGTACAACTGAAGGGTAACCTGGTTGTTAATACTGGATTTGAAATTACATCTACTGCTGGTGCTGTTAAGTTTAATAGTAACCTTGCTGCAGATGTCATCGAGTCTAAGACCGAAGATACAAACCTCACACTGCGTGGTAACGGTGCTGGCGCTGTTGCTGTTAACGATGACCTGACCGTTATCGGAGACATTACTGCACAGAATCTGACTGCAGATATCGATGCTTCTAACATCACATCTGGTACAGTCGCTACTGCACGTTTAGGTGCTGGAACTGCTGATGGTACTACATTCCTGAGTGGAGATGGTACTTGGAAGGAAGTTGATTCAACCGCACTGAAGGATGACAACGGACAAATCAAGGCACAGGCATCTGCCGCTGGTCTCACTGTTAGTGGAACTCTTGCTGCTGATACTCTTGTCGGTGATCTGGATGTTGCTAATCTTTCCGGTATTGTTGATCCTGCAAACCTGGGTACAGGAACTGCAGACGCAACTACATTCCTCAGAGGCGATGGTTCATATGCTGTTGTTGATTCCACCAAACTGATTGACAGTCTGGGTGCTGATAGAATCAATGCAACAACATCTGGCGTAACTGTTACAGGCACTGCAACTGCGGATTCATTCGTAACTGCTGGCGGTCTGGAAATGACCGGTGCTAAGCTGTCTGGTCCTGCTGAGATCGTTCTCGATCCTGCTGGTGACGATGACGCTGCTGGAACACTGAGAATCAAGGGTGACCTGATCGTTGACGGTACAACCACAACAATCAACACTGCAACATTAGATGTAACCGATGCAAACATCACAGTCGCTAAGGGTGCAACTCTTGCTTCTGCTGTTGATGGCGCTGGTCTTACAATCGATGGTGCAAACGCAACATTCGTATATGACTTTGCTAACTCTGCACTGAAGTCAAGTGAGAACATCAACATTGCTGCTGGTAAAGTTTATCAGGTTAATGGCAACGAAGTTCTGACTGCAACTACAGTTCTTGGCAAGTCAATGCCTACAGGCGATGTTGTTGGTTCATCCGACGCACAGACCCTGACAGGTAAGTCAATCGATGGTGCTGCAAACACACTGACCAATGTTGCAAATGCTTCACTGGTTAACTCAACAGTTTCCTTCGGTGGTGTCGAACTCGCACTGGGTGCATCTGATGCAACTCCTGCTTTCGATCTTGCTGACGCAACAAACCTGCCTACCACAGCACTGACCGGTACAATCACCAATGCACAACTTGCTGGTGCGATTGCTAACGATAAACTGGCTAATCAGTCCGTTTCCTTCGGTGGTATCTCACTGAATCTTGGCGAGACCGATGCAACTCCTGCATTCGATCTGGTTGATGCAACTGGTTACAAGACTGAGTCACTGGTTGGCACAATTGCTAACGCACAACTCGCAGGTTCTATTCCTAACGATAAACTTGCAAACAGCACAATTTCCGGACATGCACTGGGTACTTCACTCAGCACACTGTCAATGTCCACCGATACACACCTCTCTGGTAGTGCAACCTACAATGGTTCTGGCGCTGCAACATTCGAGGTTAGTATCGATGCAACCGCAACCAACACTGCAAGCACAGTTGTTGCACGCGATGCAAACGGAAACTTCGCTGCTAGTACAATTACTGCAGACCTGGCTGGTAATGCACTTACCGCCGATCATGCAGACGATGCTGATGAAGCAATCAACTCACAGAATGTAAGAATTGATGGCGCTGCTGATGCAGACGCTGCACACTACCTGATGATGTCCTCTAGCGCATCCGGTCAATCCCGTGCGAAGAGTGATGGTAACCTCGTCTACAACCCCGCATCAAATACCCTGACAACAGGAACATTTGTCGGTGCTCTGACAGGTAACGTAACAGGTAACGCTGATACAGCAACACTTGCTGCTGATTCCTCACTGCTCGGTGGAGAGTCTAAGGCATACTACGCAACCGCTGCTGATCTTTCCGCTCTGGAAACCACAGTTGGTGTCGTAACATTCTCCGGTGCATATTCAGATCTGACAGGAACTCCTACGGATATTTCTGCATTCAACAATGATCTGAACTATCTGACCGCTGGCGATCTCATTGGTAGTGCAACTCAGTCTGCAACACTTGATGTTCAGTCTGATAACGTTACCGACACTGAGAGATTCCTGACATTCGTACAAAACGGAACAGGATTCCAAAATGTTGCTACAGATTCCGATCTGAAGTACAATCCTGCTCTTAACAGACTGACCGCTGACTTGTTCAGAGGTGCTGTTGAAGGTAATGTAACTGGTGACCTGACTGGTAATGCTGATACAGCAACAACTGCAACTAACCTTACAGATGCTGCTAACATCAACGCTGGTCTGATCAATCAGGACAGAATCCCTGCAACCCTGAATAAGGACATCAGTGGAACTGCTGCTGAAGCAACTAGACTGGGTGGACAACTTCCTTCCTACTATGCTGTCGCTGCAGATCTGAGTGCTGAGACTGCTGCTAGAACATCTGCTGTTTCTGGTGAAGAAACTGCAAGAATCTCTGCAGATAACGTACTCGATGGTAAGATTGATGATGAGATTGCAAACAGAGCTGCTGCTATTTCCGCAGAAGTAACTGCAAGAAACAATGCAATCACAAATGCAGTCGATGCTGCTACAGCACTGTATGAAGCGGCTGACACTACACTCCAGACCAACATTGATAATGAGGCATCAACTCGTGCTGCTGCCGACACTGCACTGTCTGGAAGACTGGATACCCTTGAGGCTGATCCAACAACTGCAACTGCACTGAGTGCAGAAGCAACAACTAGAGCATCTGCTGATACCGCATTGTCCGGTAGACTCGATGCCCTGGAAGCTGACCCAACATCTGGAACCGCTCTGAGTTCTGAGAGTACTGCTAGAACAAATGCTGACTCAGCATTGTCTGCAAGACTTGATACTCTGGAAGCAGATCCTACAACCGCAAATGCACTGAGTGCAGAAGCAACAACCCGTGCTGCTGCTGACACTGCACTGTCCGGTAGACTTGATACATTAGAATCTGATCCTACAACTGGTGCTGCTCTGACTGCAGAAACCAATGCTAGAATCGCTGCTGATGCTCTCAAGTATGATAAGGCAGGCGGTAACATCTCTGGTGACGTAACAATCGCCACAGATAAGATTGTTCTTGGTTCAACTGGTGACGCATCCTTCGCAGGAAACGTTAGCGTTGGTACCACAGCAACTGCAGACGTACACCTTGCTAACAAGAAGTATGTTGACGAGAGAATCGCTTCTGTCGTTGATAATGCTCCATCTGCTCTCAACACACTGTCTGAGATTGCAACTGCAATGTCTGATGGAAATGATGTTTCTACATCACTGGTCAATCAGATCAGTAATGAAGCAACAACAAGAGCAAATGCTGATGCCGCTGAAGAGACTGCAAGAATCAATGCTGACGACGCACTGTCCGGTAGACTGGATACCCTTGAGGCTGATCCAACTACAGGCACTGCTCTGACTGCCGAGGCAACCGCCCGTGCAAATGCAGATTCTGCTGAAGCTACAGCTCGTGCTAATGCTGACACCGCTCTGTCTGGAAGACTTGATACTCTGGAAGCAGATCCTACTACAGGTGCTGCACTGAGTGCTGAGGCAACCACAAGACTGAACGCTGATAACGCTCTGTCTGGTAGACTGGATGCTCTGGAACTTGATCCAACAACTGGAACTGCTCTGAGTGCAGAAACAACCGCTAGAACATCTGCTGATACAGCACTATCTGGCAGACTGGATACACTGGAAGCCGATCCTACAACTGCAACTGCGCTTTCCGCAGAAGCAACTACTCGTGCAAATGCTGATTCAGCACTGTCCGGTAGACTGGATACTCTGGAGTCTGATCCAACAACCGCAACTGCACTTAGCAACGCAATCGGTGCTGAGGTAATTGCAAGAGATGCTGCAATCGCAACTGCATCTGCTGCTCTCTCCGCTGAAATCGATGCTGACATCGCTGCAATTCCTGCATTCGATGATTCACATCTGATGCCTAAGTCCGGTAACACAACTGTTACAGGCGAACTCACCGCTAACAAGTTTATCGGTTCTGTTGATGGTGAAGTTGGTGGCGCTGGTTCTACACCTGCACCTGTAACTGGTACAACTATTACTGCTAACACCAAGTTTGTTGGTGCTCTGGAAGGTAATGCTGATACCGCAACATTGGCTGCAACTGCAACCTATGCAATCAACGCTGGAATCGCAACAACTGCTGATCGTCTGACAACTGCTGTCAACGTTGGTGGTGTACTGTTCGATGGTTCTGCTCCAATCAACCTCCCTGGTGTAAACATCGCTGGTAATCAGAATACCTCCGGTAATGCTGCTACAGCATCTGCCTTGGCATCTGTAATTAACGTCGGTGGTGTTGCATTCGATGGTGGTTCATCAATCGACCTGCCAGGTGTAAACCTCCCAGGTACTCAGGATACTTCAGGTAACGCTGCAACTGCAACATTCGCAACTAATGCGCTCGCTGCAACAACTGCAACCAAACTTGCTGTTCCTGTGAACATTGGTGGTGTATCATTCGACGGTTCTGCATCAATCACTCTGCCAGGTGTTAATGCAACAGGTAATCAGAATACAACAGGTAATGCTGATTCTGCTACCGCTCTTGCAACTGCAAGAACAATCGGTGGTGTATCCTTCGACGGATCCGCAAACATCGATTTGCCTGGTGTAAACGTTGCTGGTAATCAGAACACAACTGGAAATGCTGCATCTGCAACAGTTCTCGCAACTGCAAGAACAATCGGTGGCGTATCCTTCAATGGATCCGCAAACATCGATCTGCCTGGTGTAAACACAACAGGTAATCAGGATACAACCGGTAATGCAGCAACTGCATCCAATGCATCCCAACTCGGTGGAAACACTGGTGCATACTATCTGAACTATGCAAACTTCACTAACGTACCTGCTCTGGTCGATAGTCTCGGTCAAGGAACTCTCGTAGTTTCTGATCTTGCTAACGATGCAAACTACGCAACCACATCATACGTCACAACTCAGATTAACAACATCGATAATCTTGAGACTGCTGGCGGTTCAATGTCCGGATTCCTTTCATTGCACGCTGATCCAGCTCTGGATCTTCACTCTGCGACGAAGCGTTATGTTGACAACCAAGACGACCTGCTGGTCAGCAAGTCTGGTTCCATCATGACTGGTGATCTGGTACTGAATGGTGCTCCTAGCGTAGATAATCAGGCTGCTACTAAGAAGTACACTGATGACAACATCGCAACAAGACTGCCTCTTGCAGGTGGTACACTGACAGGATCCCTGGTACTCGCAGGTGCTCCTAACGCTGACTTCCACGCGGCCAATAAGGGCTACGTTGATAGTGCAATTGCTGCAAGTAGTGCAGGTACAGGCAACTTCGCCGGTATCGTCACTGCAACAACATTTGCAACTGGCGACCTCGGACAGTCAATCATCGTCTCCGGAACATCCATTACTGGACCTTCCTCAATCACAATCGATCCTTCAGGAATCGGTGATAACACTGGCGATGTTTACATTCTGGGTAACCTTGAAGTCAAGGGTACAACAACCACAATCAACTCAACTTCCGTTGAGATTGATGACGTTAACCTCACACTCGCAGGCAATGCAGCAAATGCTTCACAGGCAGATGGTGCTGGTCTGACAGTTGCTGGTGCTAATGCAACCTTCACATACGATTCTTCTGACGACAGATGGATCTCTAACAAGGCAATGCAGGCATCCGAGTTTGTTGGTAACGTAACTGGTAACGTAACTGGTGATGTAACTGGTGCTAGTGTAATCTCTGGCACAAACGTCACAAGTACAACTGCTGAACTGGGTGCTCTGAAGGTTGGTACGGGTACAACATATACTTCCGACGTTGTTGTCGAAGGTACAATGCGTGTCACCGGTCAACTGGACATCGGTACTGGAACGATCACAATCAATCCAGATACTGACGAGATCGACCTGAATGGTACTGTCATGACCAAGGCTGGTGATGGCGAGATCGAATTCAAGGATCGTCTGGGCAACAGAAAGAGAGTTAAGACCATTGCGACTGAACTTCTCACCAATGATGACGACGTAACTTCTAAGAAGTTCGTTGATAATCAAATCGCTGCTGTTAATGCTGCCAAACTGAGTAAGGATGGTGGTACACTGACTGGCGATCTGATCCTGAAAGGTGCTCCTACTCAGGACAACGAAGCTTCAACCAAGAAGTACGTTGATGACGTTGCACAAAATAAAGCGGATGTTACATTCGTCAATACTCAACTGGCTGATAAGGCAGATACAACCTACGTTAACGCACAAATCGCTAACAAGGTTGACGCTGACTTCGTTGCTGCACAAATTGCTACCATTGATAATACCGATCTTCTTGCGAAGACTGGTGGAACAATGACCGGAACACTAACACTTGCTAGTGATCCAACCTCTAACTTAGAGGCTGCAACCAAGCAGTATGTTGACAATGCAACACCTGATCTGTCAAGTGTTCTCGCGACAACTGGCGGTACTTTGACTGGTGATCTGACCGTTGGAGATACTTCCGGCGCTGGTGATCCAGGAACTGTTACAACTCGCTACAATGGTGGCAGAGGGGAAGTTACCTACACTGGCACAAACGTATCACAGATTACAGTCCGGAATACTAATACAGCTCATTTCGGATCTGCTGGTTACGTTACTGTTGATGGCGTTCAAATCCTTGTTGACGATGGTTGGACTGCTACTGCAGATGAAAACTGGTACAGTAGTACAAATGCTACAACTCTCTTCTCTGGTAATGCTATTGCAGCACAGCAAAACCTCTTCACTTGTGCAGTAACGATTTGGGGTGGTACTATTACAATCACTCCTCCTACACCAATTACTGGCGAGATTAAGGTTTATTCATATCACTCATCGAAGTTTGAGTTCACCGAATCACTTCCTAGCAACTCTTCAACTATTGGTGCTGATGGTACCGCTACTTTCACAAGTAACGTAACTGCTGCAACTCTGCCAACTGACGCGGCTCATCTGGCTAACAAGTCATATGTTGATGCTCAGGTTGCAAGTGCTTCACCTGATCTGTCAAGTCGTCTCGCGACAACTGGCGGAACACTGACAGGCGATCTGGATATGGGATCCAATAAGATCACATACTCCAACGTCTACATGACCGAGGCAGATCTGCCAAGTGCGTCTACATATCACGGTATGTTCGCACACGTCCACACAACCGGCGCGGGTTACTATGCTCACGCAGGTCAGTGGATCAAACTGCAGAATGAAGGTGCAAGAGTCGTTCTTCCTTCCGGAAGCAATGGAACTCCTGAACTGACATTCGCTGCAGACTCAGATACAGGAATCAGATGCCCAGCACCTGGTGAAGTATCTGTCGTCTGTGATGGTGCTCAGGCTGCGAAGATCAACAGCGCAGGTGTTGAAGCACAAAACTTCAACGCAACATCTGACATCACACTCAAGCAGGACATCTCCGTTATCGATAACGCGATGGAAATGATCCAGAATCTTGAGGGTATCAACTGGAGTTGGAAGAACAACGGCAAGGCAGCAATGGGCGTTTCTGCTCAGAATGTCGAGCAAGTTGCTCCACAACTGGTTGGCAACGGTGAGTACAAGTCCGTTAACTATAACGGTCTGGTCGGTATCCTGATCGAGGCTGTCAAGTCTCTGAAGGAAGAAATCGACGAACTCAAGAAGTGATTCTTGATCTCATCTGAATAACTTTACGGGGGACGAAAGTCCCCCTTTTTTTATGAATAAATAATCAATAAAGTTCTAATCATAATGTCTCAAACAAGAGTACAACTTATTGGTGATTCATTTGATAACGGTGCAAACTTTGCTGGAGTTGTTACCGCTACAGATTTTAAGAAATCTGACGGTTCTACCATTGAGTCTGGTGGAGGTGGAGTTGGAATTGCTCTATCATCTCATCCACGATCTGCACTAAAGCATGTATTTAAGACACCAAAAATCCTAGAAGTTCCCGAATCAGCATTTGAAACCATTGAATCTGACGAAGAGCATGGATACATTGCGTTCACTCTTGCGAAAGATATTCATGTTGGCCCAAATGCAATTCTCACAATTGCGGATGATACTGTTATGAGAACAAATACACTTGGTATTTTTACATAAATAGAATATAAGGAGTTTTCATACTAATGTCAGAAATTAGAGTTAATAAAATAGTTGACGAACCAGGCACAGGTGCTGTTGAACTGAAAGAAGGTGCAACACTTCCTGCTGGTAAGACTCTGAGTGGAGATGGTGACATCAACATCACTGGAAATGCTACGATTGGGGGACTCTTAACATATGAAGATGTCACCAATATTGATGCTGTTGGACTGATTACCGCAAGAAGTGGTATTCAAGTTCTTGCAGGCATTTCAACATTTAGGGGAGCTCACTTTGATGGAGGAAACTTAATCAAAGAGACATTTAACTTCTCTGCATTAGATTTCAATACTGATAATCAAATCGACTTAGATACTGGAATGGTTGATTATCGTAGCAATACATTAGGATCGACTACATCACTCAATTTGTATTGTGCAATGGGTGTGAATAATAAAATGTCTGCCGGAGAGGCAATCACAGTCAATGCAATTACTGCCGTAGATGATGCAAGTTATTACATCAATGGTCTCACGATTGATGGTGGATCCGCAGAAACAATTAACTGGGTTAATGGTGCTCCAACTGATGGTGGATCAAGTGGCGTTGACATTTATACATTCACTATTTTGAAGACTGGAGATGCTGAATTTCTAGTCATTGGTAATCAGACAAAAACGTCATAAGACTAAATAACTTAAGGAAACCCCCTACACATTCAGAAATATGTCGTTCAAAATTTCCGATGAAGTAATCATTGATGCAAGTCGTAATCTTGCTAATGTTGGAATCATCACTGCAACAGATTTTAGAAAAGCAGATGGATCTTCTATTGGCGGTGGTCTTGCAAATGATGACGTTAGTGAAGGATATATCATCACCAATCCCAAGGTTCTTAACTCAAGTGTAACTCTTCCAGCAGGTACTAATAGTGCTCTCTATGGACCAGAAGTTACCATTGGAGAGTCCACAGTCATCACACTCGATGATGATGCTTCCTTAATTATTACCTGATTCAACATTCACTCTCACCTATCCACTAATAAAAGGAATATAAAAAATGTCACAGTTAAATGTAAATTTAATTAAGAATAAGGCCGGTAATGGTGGTCCAACACTTGAAGCACTGACTGTTACGAATGACTCAGTTCTTTCTGGCGTTCGTTTTACTGCTGGTCAACTTTGTGAGAGTGTTAATGTTGTTGCGGGAACGCTTGGTTCTGCTTCTGACATCGATCTTTCCAATGGAATGATTCATTATTTCACAACACAAGAAGCTGCACAAGCAATTCCAAACTTATCAGTATCTGGTAAGAGTGTGAATCAAATCATGGCAGTTGGAGAAGCAATCTCAGTTGTCATCATGGTAACAGCGTCAACATCTGGATATATGTCATCAATGACAATCGACGGCGCATCAGTTACACCAATGTGGAGTGGTGGTATTGCTCCATCAGAAGGTGGTGCATCAGGTATCGATGTTTATACACTGCAAGTAATCAAGACAGCAGACAACACATATACAGTTCTTGCAAATTCATCCAACTTCGCTTGATATAGGAGATAAAAAACATGTTCGACAATAAATGGCAAAAGAAAGAAATGCCACTGGTTAGTCTCATTGGAATGGGCGGTGGTATTGCGTCACCTGCTTTTTTAGCTTCTATCGTTCTGAATATACTCAAACCAACCGTATTTTCTCCTGCAGATGATACTGGAGCTCCTGATTTTGATTATACTGCGGAATCAAGTGCAATTACAAATGTTGGCACCGTAGGAGTACTTGGTGGTTCAGCTTTTGATACAACGACTTATACTGGTACTAGTGCAAGTCAAAAATTAACTACCGGACTAGATATGTCAGATTCCGGTGGACTTTTCTGGTTAAAGGGTCGCAGTCACAACCATGATCATTGGTTGTATGATAGCGAGAGAGGTTCTAGCAGTCATTTAAGAATTGGTCAATATGACACAACATATGCAGCCACAAATCATGGAGATAGCTATAACGTTGATTTTGAAAATGATGGTGTTACTCTAGGAAGTAACGGATCTATAAATTATACTGGAAGTACATATGTTGGATGGTCTTTTCTCAAAACACCAGGATTCTTTGATGTTGTGAGTTGGACGGGCGATGGATCTGGAACACGGGACATAAGTCATTCCCTTGGAAGCGAACCTGCAGTAATGATTTGGAAAAAAGTAAATACCACTTCAGATTGGTCTGTATATCACAAAGACGTAGGACTTGGACATGGACTCTATCTAAATTCAAACTCTGATAAGCTCGATACTTCATTGTGGGGCACTGGACCAACGACTACAAATTTCCCTGCTCATACAGCGTTCAACACTGCTGGTGAAGAGTATGTCGCCTACCTTTTTGCTGACAACCCATCTAATCAAATCAAGTGTGGCACCTTCTCCAATAACACAGGTAGTTGGGGACCTCCTGCACCAGCTGATGCTGTCGTTGATTGTGGATTTGCACCACAGTTCATCATTGCAAAACAAATAGATGAGCTAGGGGGCTGGTATATTATGGATTCTGAAAGAGGGTGGTCAACATCTGGAGATCATCAAGTTGCATATAGAAATGCTGGTTTGCAGGCACAGGAAACTAATGCTGAAGCTCCACAAGAGGGAAACTTCAATTTCAATGCAACATCTACCGGTTTTGAGGTCACATATAGTAGACCAGGAACATGGGTATTTATAGCAATCGGTTCGCCGCAAGAAACTGTTCCTGCAACTCAACTCACTCTCACAGACACCACAGTATCGAAAATATCTGATGGAAGTTTGATTGAAGGAGAATCAATCGATCAGGTTCTGACTGTTGGTGAGACAGTTCAGGCTGATACTGCTGTTACTAGTACAGTTAATGCTACAGTGTTTAGTACGACTCTTTATCAGAGTGGATCTGGAAACGAAAAGACAATTACAACAGGAATTGATAATACCGATAAATCGCTGGTTTGGATTAAAGGCACTACTTTGGGATATCACCATAAGTTGATGGACTCAGAGCGTGGATCTTCTTATCCAGCACTCTCATCAGATACTTCCAACCCGGAGACTGGCGATGCTGGTATTAAAGAACTGACTAGCAATGGATTTGTCTTGCACGGTAACGGTTATGACAAAACAAATGATGATAAAAACACTAGTTATGTTGCCTGGAACTTCCGTGCAGCACCAGGATTCTTTGATGTAGTTACTTGGACGGGAGATGCGTCTGGAGCAGGATCTCGCACATTAAGTCACTCACTTAACGGAACTGTCGGCACTGTAATTGTTAAATGTACATCAGATTCTAGTGATTGGATGGTATGGCACAAATCTCTTTCTGGTGGATACTTAAATTTAAATGAAACCAGAGTTACGCAAGGCGGCCCATCAAATACCTATGTGTCATCAACAAATTCAGATTTTACTATCACATATGACGGGTCTTATTTTAACTACTGGAATGGAAGTGGTCGCACATATGTCGCTTATGTGTTTGCTGATGATACTCCTGGTCTGATTAAGTGTGGAAGTTATTCTTCATCAGGTGAGGTTGTAAATCTTGGATTTAGACCTCAGTGGCTTATGATTAAATCCACTGATAATAGTAGCGGATTTACAGGTGACTGGAGAATATTTGATACTACTAGGGGTATTGTAGATGGCGACGGTGATGTCAATCTATGGGCTAATGAACCTAGAGCGCATATTACTGGTTCTTTTGAATCGGCTATAGATCTAAATGAAAATGGATTTACTGTTGAAGGTCAAGGTGCTTATGGCACTTCGACTATTTACATAGCAATCGCAGAAAACGCAGAAGCTGATATTCCAAGAGACATTTATGCAACAGGAGAAGTATCAGCATCTACAGGTAATACTATTACTTTGTCAGACACCTCTGGTACATGGTCAACTGGAATGAAGGTTCAGGGCGTAACTACTGACACCAAGGACTATCCAGATCCAATCAAAGTTGAGGATGTTTCATTGACATCTTCTGCACCAACTGCAGAAAGAAATGTCAATACTTGGGGTGATGCGGTATGGGAGATTGCGACTGATGAGAACTTCACACAAAATGTACAGACCGCAACCTCTGCACTTTCAGCAACTGGTACACAAGCAGGTCCAAGTTTCACATTTGAACCAGAGACTGGATATTATGCCAGAACTAAGTACACTGCACTGGGTCAAGAATCTGAGTGGTCTGATGTTACTCATTTTTTAACTGAAGGATTGCCAGTTCATTGGATTACTACCATATCAGATCCAAATGGAATTAATCTTGGGCAACAGTCATCATTGGTGACTGATAGTCAAAATAATGTTCTGGTTACCACTGTAACCTCACAGAATCACCACAATTTGGTAAAGTTTGATCCACAAGGCAATATATCTTGGCAAAGAAAATATTCTAAGAGCGGTGTAAATTTTTATTATCAATTCGGACAAAATTGCATTGATGTAGATAGTAATGATAATACTTTTATAGGTGTGATGAGTGATGCTCCTGGTGGTACTGATATGATTACTGCCAAATATAGCAACTCTGGAACTTTAGAATGGCAGAGGAAGATTAACTTCTCTAATGATCGCACAGAAGCAGTAGCAACTGATTCTAGTGGAAGTGTTTTTAATGTAGGATATACTGAATCCCACCAGCAAATGGGTAATGGTTCAGGATATACAATAAATGTGACAAAGCATGATAGTAGCGGAAATCACTTATTCACAAGAGCATATGGCGATAATGATGATCGTGGATACTATGCCGACGATGCTCATGTAGATAGTTCTGGAAATCTTCTTTTTGTTGGACATTTTCAACATAGTTCAGGAACTAATTATCCCTATCTCCAAAAAGTTAACGGAACAGATGGTTCTATTATTTTCGGCAAAACTCTTGGTAGCGGTTATCATGCCAACACCACATCTGGAGTAACTACTGATAGTTCAGGAAACATTTATGTCGCATGGAAGGCTAGAGATGTTAACAATGTTTACGGTATCTTATTTGCAAAATATAACTCTAGTGGAACACTGCAGTGGAAGAAGGAAATATATGATGCACATAACAAATCTGTGTCGGCCGTAGATGTTGACAGTTCTGATAACATCTATATCTGGGGTGATTCAGATACTCCAAACGCTTCTCAGGGTGCAGCTGGTCTTCTTATAAAAATGGATAGTTCTGGTTCTATGGTATGGCAAAGATTAATTTCGGGTCCTAATACCATAAATCATGGTGGAATGTCTGTTGATACTGCAGATAACATAGCAATTTGTGGACAAGTTTATCCAGCTAGCGGTGGCAATGCTTCCATATTTGTTGGTAAGGTTCCATCAGATGGTTCTTTGATGGGCACATATAATACTCCTTTTGGAACATATGTTTATGCTGAAGCGTCAAATTCTGTTAGAGATGCTACCAGTCGCACTTCGGCTGATTATACATTCCCCAGATCTCCATTACAGACAGGCGGCTTTACTAACAATGAAAATCATGACTCAGATGTTAATAATTTGACCAGTTCACCCACATTATTAGAGTGATTTTTCTTTCTTGAGATTGCATAAAAACCACTCAAAAAAGTGGCACACAAGACCTCTGCCAGTTCTGGTGGGGGTCTTATTATATCTGGGCATAAACGACACGTCAATGACTGCCACTGAGAAACTGATCTTTATTGCCTCATTTGTGTGGATGCTCAACTGGGGTACGAGAGTCACCTCTGTTGCAATTCAAGCACTCTCTTGACACCCTTTTACTTTCCTGATACAATAACCTTTGTGGAGGTTCAAAGACATTATGGCTAAAACTGAGATTCTTTTTGTAAAACCAAAGTCCCGTAAAGCTAAGAATCGCTTTGCAAATGAAATGCGTTCCTTACATGGATGTCGTGTAGAGAAACGTGAGAGTGGTAAAATCTTCCTTGCATCTATTAGTGGTAAATACTTCTTTTGGATGAATGAAAGTGCTGATGACCATTGGGATCTTGTCAAATGATTGAGTTTATTGCCGTTTCAACTATTACTTGTTCGAAGTTAAATAGTATGGTTTCTCGAATTTCTCTTCAAGAAAATTTAACCGATCAACAAAAAGTAGAGATCTATTCAGAACTTCGAAAATACAACCCAAAATGTAAATTTACAAGTAAAAGCAAATGAAAGATCAGTACTCTATCGAAGACAATGAATCAAAACAAGAAAAATGGAATCGTGGTCTTGATTTGTTTATTGAATCAGTTCTTAAACCAGATCCTGCACTACGTCAATGTGCTCACAATCAACGGTGTTATCATGAGTTGATGGATGTAAGAGCTGATGTTCTTGAATATCTTAAATCAAAACGTTGGCACTAATTCACAATTTCACATGAATTTATCATTGCAAGAAGTTGACCATCTTATCAAGTCATTGGAAACAATGTCTCAACATGATGTGGCAAGAGCAAGAGAAATGATTGCACCTGGCGTGACAAATCATTCACAACTGATTCAAAAACTCAAAGATTATCGTCTTCGCTTGACATGACTAAGTTAATTAAACCTACAGACTCACGATACTTCAAACAAACATCAGATGAACCTTATGATCGACACACTTATGAGTTAATTCTTCCCACAGGTAGAACACTAGTCTTTCAAGATTATGAGCATCTTCGTGCAGTATGGTTCGAAGCTGCAAGAAATTGGTCAGGTTGTATTGTAAACGTATTGGGTGGTGAAGACTATGATGAGACCAAATCTCCTGAATCCTAGAGGATCTATGAAATTTCCACATAAATCATTTCCATGGCGACTAGAATGTTCTAATTCAGACACAATTTGCCATTTTGAGTGCGAAGAACACTTGCGAAAGCATATAGATAGGTATAAACTAAAAGCAAAAGATATTACTGTAGAAAATTGTAATGGAGAACCCTTTATCTTACGTAAGAAACACAAGAGAAAAGTTTGATCGATTTCATCAAGTTATTGTAACTGAGGTACAGGTACAGTTTGATGATGAAGAACCGGCATGGATTCCTCTCTCTACTTTATTGGGTATTCAGAAGTTGGTAAATAGTAGTAGAATGAGCAATACCTTATGATTAAGTTTATCCAGAGATTCTTTGATCCTAGCGAAAAGTTTGATGATGAAAGTTTAATAGACCTGATTCTGGAACTAGAAGATCGTGTAGAATACTTAGAACGAGAAAATGATTCTCTTTCTGCTTCTTTAACTGAGTTGGAAGATAGACTTAATCAACGTATTGACAGAATACAACCAGTCATTTACCACATCAACGGAGGAGAAAAAAATGTATGATGATTTAGATGGATTTGAGAAAGCACTATCATTTTTTGGTAATCGTGTAGAAATAATTTGTGCAATGGAACTTAGTGGCAGAATTGCTGCTGAGGACGCATATCAACTAATCAAAGAAGAACTCAAGGGGTTGAAGAAAGTTCGTAAGAAAGTCAAGAACGATAGTGACTATGGTTTCGAGTGGACACCGCTGCCTGACCGAGACTGAACCACATTAAGTAGTGTCATAGGGGCCTTTACAAAGAGGGTCAACTCATGTATGATTGGTTCATGAACAAAAATCAACAATGAAACTCTCAACATTCATTCTTCCTGTTCTTATCACGACAGCATCATTTTCTGGAGTTGCTGCTCAAGCGGAGTATCAGGTATTTCATGAACAACATTGCTACGAGAACGTAGAACGGTATGTTCCCGGATACTACAGAGCTAATGGTCGTTATGTGAGCGCAAAGGTAAAGAATAAGCGTCGTAAAGTGGGATGTGATCAGGCACAGACTGCTCCCACAGGTATTGCTCCTGCAAGTTATGGTGGTTCTTTCTACGGATCCTTTGGCAATAGTGATATTGCACATGGTTATCACCAACCACACTACCCTCAACAGCAAACCAACTATTATCCACAACAACAGCAGCAGCAACCTATTGTTATCAATCAACCACAGAATCAGTGCAATGGTAAACTCCTACGCATGGGATTAGGTGCTCTTGGTGGTGGTTTTGCTGGTCGTTATGCTGTCGGTGGTAAAAAGTCTAGTAATACCATCCTAGGCACAGTTCTGGGTGCTGGTGCAGGTAGTCTTATTGGTCGTGCTACTTGCTGATGATGAAGTGTAGAACTTGTAAACATTGGACTCCGGGCAAATTTGGATTGGGATCTTGTACTGGAATCTTTCCAAGTTTTACTATGGTCAGTAAACCATCTAAAATTGACCATAAACGTGGAACAGTGCAGAAACAATCTAAGTTAATTCGTGTGCGTGATGGCATTAGTGGACTTGGCACTTATCAACCATGTCCATCATCTGTCGTTTCCACTCCATCTGACTGGGGTTGTAAAAACTGGACGAGGAAAAAGATATGATAGATAGATCTTTTCTTGAAATAATCCCACACGAGTTAAAAGAAGCTCTTGCGGAGGATTGTGAGGATTATCTTCTACATAGAAATATACCACTGCACTCTCATTCCTATGACAACATCATCATCCAGGCAATCAAAGAGGGATACCAAACCAACAAGTTTGATAGACCAATCCGTTTCGATTGAATTTTGGTCACAAGTTGCTAAGGAATCTGAACAACTTGGCGTCGATGTAGATTACTTTCTTGCGGAGTTTTATACATCGTGACTGACCATGATAGATTGGTGAGCGCCATTCTTCATGTGGATGAAATCGCTGCCTTGCTTCCAGATAATGACTGTCAACAGTTTTTATACTTCAAGTTATTATCAATCAAAACCGAACTTCAAAGTCAACTCAACCAGTTGACAAGAAAACAAACTCAATCTAAAATCAAGGAGTAATTTACTTAGAATGATGACTCAGAAGTTTTTCTACATCGTGAATCACTTTGTCCCCTTTCCTTCATCAGAATATGGTGGCATTTGGAATGTGGTGGCAGAGAATGATGACGAATGTTTTGACTTAATTGTTGAGAGAGATGAGGGATTCAATGAGGGGCATTACAATCGTCTTCGTGAAAATATCATGAAGGCACCAACGTATGCACTGTCAGAAGATCTTGATTCTGAAATTGTGGAGGAGTTTACGACATGATTGGTAAACTTGATCCCGAAGAAAGTGTGATGGATTCTGATCTGATTATTACAAATCGGAGAGCGAAAGCCATTATCAGAAGCATAACAGAAAAACTTACAAAACAGATTGCAGAGTTGAATTGGGAGTGCTATGATGACGTTGTTGTTGAGGTTGGGGGTCGCTCTGTTAGTGGTATTGATGTGGGCGAAGATTACAATCCCAAGTGGTCATCACCCAAAGGAACCGTCAAGAACAACAAAGACGCATTTATCATAATCAAAAATAAAACTAGAACTCCATTTGTGCCTTCAAAATCTAATGAAACCTGATGCAACTATCTCTTGGGATCAACATCTCAAAAGAGGAAATGTGTGGAGATGTGAATTGGAACTCTCCATGCAAGACACACCAGGAGATGAACCGTACATATACACTGTGGAGGTTTATGTAGTGTCACCTACACAAGCACTTGCACAGTATATTGCGACTACAATGTATCCAGAGTTTGAATCCTTCTTGATTGATGATGAACCTTGTCGAACTGCCCCATGATTTCCCCCATCAACCCCCAAAAGGATATAGTTACGAAGCAACCAATTTCAAAACGAATGTGGTTGCTATTTGGTTACGGGATCACCGTAAGTATGTTTACACTTCTGATGATGTTCGGACTATTTGGGGATTCGTCAAGACAAAACGAGGAAGGAAGGGAAGCATTACGAAGACTTACCATGCCCCCATCAACTCAAATAAAGTAGGAAAAGAGGTAGATATTAACAATACTCGCAACTATACTGCGATGCAACTTAATCTCAATCCGTTAGAAAGTGCTATTTACAATGTATAAACCAACCCTAGATGATTATGTCATTTGGAAACAAAAAAATGTTGAAGGTTGGGTCTACTACATTGATAATGAAGATGAATATCTCACTATTGAGATAGCAGTCACAGATAAACTTCCACATCAACTTGATGCTGGAACATATCATAGAAAAAATCATGTTTTAATTGTTTGCCAAAATTATTATTGGCATGAGTTAAAATTTATTAAATCAAGATCATACATCAAACTATTTGAGGACTAATTATGTCACATCGTCAAGAGGCAAAACAGCAGCGTCGTGTTGCTATCATGGAAAAGCGTCGTAAAATGGATCAAGTAGCAGCACAAATGATTCAAGAACGTATTGAACGTCGTCTTGCACTTATTGAGGATATCAAACAAAAGATTGCAATGATTGAAGAACAAGAGTCTGCTCCAACAGTTGATGCCACCGAAGAAGAGGTCTCAGTAAGTGAAGTTGAGGTTGTGTAATTTGACTGAATAAAAGTTACTCAGCTCCTGATTGTCCTATTACTGTAATCGCGTACCACATGAATTCTTATTTGACCGAACAACAAGTCGAAGAACTGGTAAACTTTGACTACATCGAAAAAGATCTTGCTGATCTTATCGAAGATGAGGAAAAGTTTGACATCAAAGACTATCTCAACTCTAACATTGACTACTGAAATGAACTTTCCTACTGAAACTGTCAACGTGCTGCCACACTTGAATGAACTGAAAGAGACTTGGCGTCGTCAAGACTTTCGATTCACAAAAGATCAACAACTTCAATATGATATGCTACTGCAAGCACGTCGTGAACGAGTTAGTTTCTTTTATGAAGCAGATCGTGTATTCAAAGGTCCACGTATTGTAAAGGAGAAGGTAGAACAGCAAGAAGAAGAGTGATATAATATAAACATCGGGGTTTCCACTACTCTGACCTAGAAGCAGAGACCATGAAGTGGTGTAAAAGATTAAGTCAAGTTGATGCAACACCCACTCCAATCTCCTACTATTCTAAATAGTAGGAGATTTTTTTGTAGGCAGAATGAAGACATTCGTGCAGTTTATGACTGAAGTATATGACAAGGATGTCATGGGTTCTTCACAAATTCGTAAAACTGGTGGCGAAACTATTGGCAAAGATCGTAAGCAACCAGCATCAATGACCCGCAGAATGAAGGCAGTTGGTGGTGGTAAGATGGAACCTGCTAAATCACCAGCAAGACGTAAAGATGCTGGGCAACAGAAACCAAAATCACAAACACAACAGCAACCAACAAAAGAAAGAGGTAGTGCAGCTCTGAGTCCAAAGGAAGCACAACGCAAGGCATATTTGGAGAGAAAGGCAAGAGAGAAAGGTGGAACTTCATCAGGAAGTTCTAAGGACAAGGAAAAAGCAGCGACAAAACTATTGTCAACGAAGTCAACCACAGTCAAGAAAGAACCATCAAGAACTAATCGTAAGTGGAAACATGAAGGTGGTGGTGGCATGACTCCACAGGAGAGAGCATCAGCAAGAAACAAAGATAGAAGTGCTAAGCTGAAAGCAAAGAAAGCAGAATTGATTAAAGGATTTACAGATACTCATGGAAGAGCACCAAAGGGAGCAGAAAGAACCAGACTGCTGGGATTAGCACATAAGGCAGCAAAATCGGGATCATAAAAGTTACTCAGCTGTTGATCGTACCAGTTGTGTGAACATCTTGAGAGGGTCTTGCAAGGCGCTCCAAGGTGTGTTATACTGTCCACAGGTATTCATCCCCTATTTCGTGACTGTTACCCTTCGACCGCATCAGCAACGTGTTCTGGACCGTCTTGCAGCATACGACAAGGGTCAAGTGATTGTTCCCACAGGCGGTGGTAAAACCATCTGTATGATTCAGGACACTATCAATCAGCAGAACAACAGTCAGTCTGGTATTACCACTGTTGTTGTTGCTCCTCGTATTCTCCTTGCAGAGCAACTTTGCAGTGAGTTTATGGAACTGATTGATTGTTCTTATACTCATATCATGCACGTTCACAGTGGTGAAACTCATCACTTCAGCACAACTAAACCAGAAAAGATTGCACTGTTTGCCAACTGTGCTCGCACTGCTGGTGAGAACCTGATTATCTTCACCACATATAATTCTCTTGATCGTATTCGTCAGGCAGATATTGAAGTCAACAACATATACTTTGACGAGGCACATAACAGCGTCAAACGCAACTTCTTCCCTGCAACTGAATACTTCAGCAATGAATCTGACCGTTGCTACTTCTTTACTGCGACACCAAAGCACAGTCTGACTGTATCTAAACCAGGCATGAATGATGGTTCTGTTTATGGTCAGGTGCTGGTCAATGTTCCTGCTCCTGAGTTGGTTGAGGGTGGATACATTCTTCCTCCCAAAGTTGTAGTTAAGAAGTTGCCTATGATCAAAGGTCGTAAGGTTGTATTTGCTGATGACTGTGATAATCTGTTGGAAACGATTGATGACAACAACATCAGCAAGACTCTGATCTGTGCTCGCACAACTCAACAGATTATCAATCTTATCTCTCAGTCACAGTTCTGTACTGAACTCGCTCAACGTGGTTATTCTTGGATGACAATCACATCCAAGACTGGTGCAATCGTTGATGGTGAGAAGGTTGACCGTGAGAAGTTCTTCGATACGCTGAACGCTTGGGGTCGTGATCCTGACAAGAAGTTTGTCTGCATCCACCACAGTATCCTGTCTGAAGGTATCAATGTCAATGGATTAGAGGCAGTTGTGTTTATGCGTAACATGGACTATATTGGCATCAGTCAGTCAATCGGTCGTGTGATACGTCTAGGAGGTGATCAGAAGACGTTTGGACTGGTTTGTGTACCAACCTACGATGCTGTTGGTATTTCCACCGCTCGCAAGGTTCAGGCAGTTGTTGATGTCGTATTCAATCAGGGTCAACCTGCTATCTCTGAGATTCGCCGCTAATTGATCATGCAAAATTCTATTATCACAATGGAACATGCACTGGATAGGTTATCTGAAATTAAACCATCTAGTGCAAAAAAGATTGAAATCTATGCAGAGCGTTGTTATGATGATTTTATGAATCCTTCTGTCATTAGTCGGTGGCGGAATAATCGAAATGACAAAGATGTTGTAAGGGCTACCGCTAGACCTTTTTACGATCTAGTTCATTCTTGCTCTATTCCAACAGGATTGATTACAAAAACCGCATTTGAGAAAATAAAAGAAAACAAGAAATACAAACCAACGAAAGATCATTGCTTTCGTCCACAAAATACATATCATTGCATGTTGGACAACTATGAAAATTTTTGTGACTTCTCTACATTTCGCAACTGGTTTGTGATGTGTTGCTCTACTATTGATGTTTTTTACAAGGAGAATAATCGACTAAGTTTGGAGGGCATTGACAACAGACGTGGAAAATATATTGTTAAAGTTACTACGGACCAGCAATATATTTCTGCTGGCATAGATTTGTATTCTTACAGTACAGAACGTGCATGGAAAGATAGAACTCTTAAATTAGAGTCAAATTTAATTGTTGCTCCTCAGTTATTATTAGAATATGAGAAAAAATTTGCTCCCGGTATTATCATATGAAAGATTAACCAATTAACAGCAACACCCCTAACCCACAATATAAACCCTTCTAATTACTTTCTTTAATATGAATCCCTTAGTAGAGACGATTCAAATTACAAATCCTGATTATTCTGGACCTCCTGAAATAGGAAAGAATAATAGAATTTATATGATGCAGTTTCCTGCATATATTAAATTAGCAGAGAGTGGAGATTATCCATATGCTGTCTTTATTGGGCAAACAGATCCTGCTCGTGGTTGGATAGTTAAAGGAAAGTTTCTTGTTAGATGGGGGGATAGGGATTATAGTAAGTGCCCAGAAAAACCAGAACTTTTACAATATATTGACGTACATCCTGACATCTCTGATAATGATATTCGTCAACTCATGCGTAAGTATGGGTGGGTAAAAGAACTTAGTGATTATCCTGGTTATGGTTCGCATGAGATGATCATGCACCCTACCATGAAAGATTGGGATAAATCTATTCTTCAAATGATGACAGAGGCGAAGAAAGAAGATGATTATTACATAGACTTTCAGCGTAAATATGATAAGAGTCCTGTAAGAAAGGAAGGGAAGGACAAGAAGAAAGTGGACGAAATATATCGCATTCCTAATAGAGAGTTTCTGATGGATATGTGTGATGGTATATTGAAATATGTGAAAAAAGATGCTAAAATATATGTGACAAAAGATGCACATGGTCGGATTTGTGATTATCTTATCTCTAAGGGATATACCAATCTATATACTGAAAAGTCGTATAAGTATTTTCCTAAGGGTGATATTGCAATCAGTTCCGGTCTGAACGTCGTTACCTTGCTCACTGATAACCAAATAGAAAATATGTATTTTGATGTAAGTCTTGGCAATCCTCCATACTCTGATAGATCTCAGACTAATTGTGCTGACGTTGGTGGTAGTGGTAAAAGTTTAGATGATAAGTTTACACTTAAATGTATGACTCTTAGTAAGAGAGTCAAACTGATCATTCGTGCAAAAGAACTTAGTAAGGTTAATTCTAAGTTCAAACAACAACTCTTTGCTGGTAATCGCTTGAGGTCGATTACATATGTAGATAAAAGTACGTTCCCAACTATTCAAAACACAGTTACTTGTGTTATTGACTGGGACTGTAAGTATTGTGGTGAGACTGTTATCACCTATGAGGATGGTACAGTTGTGAGTAAGCTCTTGACAAAAGATTCGGTTATTAAGTTGAACAATCCAAATTATGTTGCATCTGTTGATGATAACATGATGTACCGCTATTTGAGAGGCAAAATTCCCAGACATCAAATCAACGACAATGATGGCACGAGAATTGTTGAGATTATGGGTAAAGGTGAAACACCAATTATTCGCAATACGTTATCAACACCAACAATCGGATTGAATGAGTATGGTGTTATTATGAACTACAATTCAAGATGGGAGGGATTTGATAAGATGTCTGTAAAGGAGTCAGATACCTGCTTAAGTGAGAGTATGATTATGCTAAAAACAAAATCAGATGAGGAGAGTCTGAGATTGATTGAGTACCTAAAATCAGATGAGATTGTGACACTGATGAAAGGGTTAAAATCTGGATTTAGCAATAGTGCCAGAATTTTTGAAATGATCCCCGATATGGTGTGACAGAAAATAAGTGTCACACCCCCCTTGCTATAGGGTCTGCCCCGATGTATGATTAAAGAGTCAACGGAACCCACTATGAAATTCCAAGTCATCCGCCCCTTTTCTGTCACCGTTAAGGGTCGTCGCACAGAGTACAGGATGGGTCAGCGCATTGGTGAGGCAGCATACCGCCGTTTGACCAAGACTCAGCAGAGTCGGTTCTTGTCTGCCCGTGCTGCTGCTGGTCGCATCCCCTACACCCGTGAAGAGGTTACTTGCATTGTCAAGGCATATCTTCAGAACGACAATCGCTTGTTTGTTCGTAACGCATTTCAGCAGCAATTTCCTAATAGCAGGCACACTGGTGACAGCATTATGTTCCAGGCATGTTTGCTTGAAAACCTTGACAACACAAAACCTGGTCAGTCTGGATCATACCATCTCACCGACCTTGTGATTCAGGTTGCGCAGGAGATTGATTCTGAGCGATTCTGTGATTCTGTCGATTCAAAACTTGATGCTCTCCTCACACTGATTCGCGCTTGAATTTTACTCTCTAATATGTTATCATTGAGGCAGTATTCTGTCTCTTTTTTATGTCTAAAAAGAATCAGCACAATAAAAACTTAGGGTCGGAGATTGTGCGGTCTGATGATCGTATTGATATGACAGGTGAGGTATTCACACCCGCAGAACTTTGTGCTGAGATGGTATCACAAATCCCAGAATCTATCCTACAAAATGAAAAAAGCACTTTTATTGACAACTCGGCAGGGTCAGGGAACTTTCTATTGGCATTGCAGAAAGAATTATTGAAATATCATTCATTGTCCCATATCAATGATAATATGTTGTATGCAGTAGAACTTATGCCAGATAATCACGCGGAGATGTGCAAAAAAGTAGGAGTTTCTACCACTCATCCACACTTTGTGTGTGCAAATGCCTTAGAATATGATTATTATTTTGGAAAACAAGTCGGACTGGAATCGTTCATGTGAAAGTTAAATGTTTATGATTTTTGAGATTGTCTACCAATTAAAGTTACTCAGCTCCTGATTGTCCCAGTATTATGAAGAACACACATCTACAACATCCAGAGGACGCCATTCTCACTGGTGATCTCTCTGTTCTCGATTGGTTCGCTGCACCAGACAGTCACATCAGCACCAAAATGGATGGTGCTCCTGCGATTGTGTGGGGCATTAACCCTGCAACTGGTAACAAGTTTGTAGGGACAAAATCTGTCTTCAACAAAATCAAAATCAAAATCAATGAAACGCATACTGACATTGATCGGAATCATTCTGGGTCTGTTGCTGACATATTACACCATTGTCTTGATTACCTTCCTGATGTCGGTGGGATTATTCAAGGTGATTTTATTGGGTTTGGCGGTGACGATACTTTTTGCCCCAATACGATCACTTACACGTTCCCTGAGGTAATCCGAGAGAACATCATCATTGCTCCTCACACATATTACACTGCTGATAAGGATCTGCGTGATGCTGTTGCTCACCCCTTAAAGTTCAGAATCACTGATACGATGTACTGTAAGATTGTGCAACCTGAAGTCAAGTTGCATCCTTATCGTGAGGATCTGTACGATATGAGTTTGTTTGCCAAGCAAATGTCCACACTATGTGAGTTTGTGGACGCCAAGCAAGCAACAAAAATCAAAAAATCCATCAACGACTGCATCCGTGATGGTTATGAGGTTGACGAGAATGAAATTGCACAAAAAAACGATTGTGACATCAATCTCATCAGATTGTGGAAGTTGGTTGCAACTATGAAGGATGATCTCTTTTGGTACATCACTGAAGACGATCTGATTGATTGTAAGATTGGTGATGAAGAATCTCAACACGAAGGTTATGTCATCAGCAACCAATATGGTGTGTTCAAAGTTGTTGACCGACCCACATTCTCTCGTGCAAACTTCACCATTCAGAAAAGTTGGTCCTGAGAAAGTTACTCAGCTCCTGATTGTACCAGTAGTGTAAGAATGGAGGAAACTGATGCTATTTGTATCAGGCAAATCACAACACACAAAACTCGCATTCAAGGTCTACGATTTCTTTCGTGAGTTGTATGATGTCAAGTCAGATGTTGAGGTATTTCACACTGACCTGACTGATGACAATGCTTTTGGATTCACTGAAGAGAATGGTGATGAGCAATTCATTCAGATTCACAATGATCTGAGTGAGAAAGATTTTACCATTACATTGTTGCATGAACTTGTGCATGTGATGCAGAACGAAAATGGTATCACTGATGATAAGATACGAGAAGAAGAGGCATATTTGTTTGAGGACATTCTTTACAATCAGTACCTGCAATCTGTCTGATTTCAAAGTTACTCAGCTCCTGATTGTACCAGTAGTATAAGCAATCAACCAAACCATGACCTTCTGTGCTCCACAATACAAAGCAGAGTATTTGACCGAATGTCTGCTTGAAATGCTCAACAATGATTGGAAAGTCAACGCGATCGAATCCAGTCGCTCTGTTTATACTCAACTTGAGTATGAAGTTGGTCGTAAGTATATCAAAGTCTGGTCTTATCGTGTCTCCGAATGTTTTGCACTAAACGAGAGAGTTAATGGGCGTTCTTGCTGGATGTTCGTGGATAAGAACTCTGGCGAATGTTACAAACCTGCATCATACAAAGCACCTGCAAAAGGTGTCCGCTATCTGATCACTCAACTGGCAGATAATCCCCATATTTGTGATGCTTACGGTTCGTTCCTGTATCTCTGATTATGTTCTCTGATACCAATCGTCAACTTCGTAAACTTTCTATCTACAAACCAATGCAATTCCGTGTTACACAAATTGATTTTGATTTTGATTCCGACATTCTTGATACTGAAGAAATGACGGATGAAGATTGTCAAGAAATTATTGACGAAACATTGTCAACAACCTGGGAAGCTTACGATGAAGAAGATTTAGTTGAAGAGATTACAAATGCAGTAGGTTGGTGCATCAAGTCTATTGACTATCGTTACCTTCCAAAGTTTCATCAACCTATCTGACAACCCACAATGATTACTTCCAAAGCACAGATGCTCCGTGTGATGAAACAATGCAACGGAGCAGATACTCTCACTCGTGAACAAAAGTTTCAAGTTTTCTGCAATGTTTGTGATAACATGCTCAAACAAGGTAGAATGACCAAAGCAACACATAAGCGTTTCACGGAGATTTGGTGATGATTGAAGATGTTACAAACTCACCAAAAGATTGGGAGGATTTCTGGTACTCACCTGAGAAATATGGTTCTTGGGAGTATTACAACTCCGAAAGTGAGGGACGTGATGTTCGTGAGATTGATCCCGAAATCTTACGCTATGTCGATTATGTTTTGGGCAATTCTCCTTATCCACCATCATTCAAAAGAAACTCAAAACTCTCAGAATAATAGGTCTTAAAAGTTACTCAGCTGCTGATTGTACCAATAGTGTAAGGACCACACCAAACCAACTCTCCTCTCATTATGTCCAAGTTTCGTGAGTTTGCAACAGAAACAATGTATTTTTGTGCATGTTTCGGTACACTCTCTGTTGTGACTATGTTCTGCACAGTCAACATGAACACGAGTTCCATTATGAATCCTGTTAATGTTGAAACTGTATCAAATCCTTCTGATACTTCACCTGCTCGTGTTGACTATCTGACCAACATTCAAGAGGGTAACTGAATGAAATCCTATCCACTTGGTATTGATAACCCCATTCTGATTAAGCAGGTTTGGGGTTCTACAGACTGGGCACTGTATTGGAGAAAAGATCACATCAAGATCGCCACATTCTCTAATCAATTCACTGCCTACGACATGCGCCGTTCTATTCTCCGTGCTCTTGGTTACGATGCTTGATCTTCTTCTTGACTACGAATCTGATCAACTTGACAATGATCAGATTGTCGAATTGTTCCAACAGATCTATGACAACAAAGCATACCTTTGGTTGCAAGGTCATTATGGACGCACACTTGACCATCTGATTGACTCCGGTCTGATTCACACTGATTGACATGAACAACCTTGAAATGTTGACTGCTCGCGAACAACTCATGGAGGACATTGATTGTATCATCGAATCAAACTTTGGTGAGGTTGAGTACAAGGACGATGTAATTCGCCAACTCTGTGATGCTGTTTGCCAGAACTTTCCCACATCCACTAACTGAAACTCATGAACTACGATGTTGACGAACGCCAAACCTCTATTGACAACATGGAGGACACATTGTTTGAGAAAATGAAGTTTGCCTTCGTTCGTGACAACGTGGGTGATGCTACTGCACTCAAAAATGAGTGGGTTGTTGATGATGACGACGAACCGGATAACTTTCTCTTTGTCCCTAATCTTACGTTAGACTGATGACACAACTCGACTTCGATCGTTCGATGATGGAACTCAAACTGCGCAAACAGATGCTATTGGATGAGATCGCGCAGATCAATTCTTCTATAGAGTTTCTTCAAGAACAGAAGAATAGCATCGTAGACGAACAACAGGAGAGGACAGAAGAGATCTACAATGATATAATCGGAGATGAGTATTTCTCAGAATAATATCATAACTCTCCGAGAGTTTTCGAGATACGAGCGGCGCGAGCGCGATTTTTTTTCACCCTTAAAAGTTACTCAGCTCTTGATTGTACCAGTTGTATGAGCACCACTTTCACCATGACCAAACGAGAGGCAAAGGCACACTTCCTTGCAGTATCTGTTCCTGAAGGTCTCAATGACAAACCTGCAATGCGTTATGCTTGGGGTTTATACACCGATTTACTTTGCAAGGATGGTTACATCACAATGAAACAATATGAAACCTGGACTTGCCCTTTCTAAACTTTCGTAAATCTCACATGAAAACGATTCTGATTGTGTTAGTTGGTGTGCTGGTTTGGACTAACAACGATGCACGCACATTCACTTCCAAAGCACTCTATCGTGCTGCTGAGTTTGTATCACCCGAACCTGAAACTCGTTCAATCGGTGAAACAATCGACGAAATCTTTTCTCGTTGAAAGTTACTCAGCTCCTGATTGTACCAATAGTGTAAGCACTCAACCATGACAGACCAAATCTACACCGAAGTCCTCAAAGTTTGGAACGACGAAACTCCTGACGATTTTGCAATCTTCAGTGAACTCTACTACCAAATGTTCGGTGGAGAGTTTGAGATTCCTTACATCACACAATCCACCACTTCTTCTTTCTTTCCCTACAACTGATGAACTACACACTTTCACAACTCCGCGATCGTGTCAACAAACTGATCGAACAACAGGGTGAAGATGCACATTGTGGTGCATGGATTTATACCAAAGAAGATTGTCACTTAAAGGATGAAAATGGTGAGTTTGATTATGATAACACAGTAGAAGATCCTGATGTTGTTGAACGTATCTTCGATGATGTTGGCAATGTTGATTACATCTATCAGGTGATTCAGGAATGTGTTGATGAAGTTGTAGAAGAACAAGTTATGCAACAACAACAAGAATTAGTCTAACTTACATTTAACTCACTTCATTCTTTCTTTCTGAACCATGTCTACCAACGCAAGAATCGCAATTCAACTGTCAGACAAACCCGGTTATTATGTCTCTGTTTATCATCATTGGGATGGTTATCCTCAGTGGTTGGGTAAGACTTTAGGACAACACTTTGACTCTCGTAAGTTAGCATCCGATCTGATTGATGGTGGAGACATGTCATGCTGCTGGTCAGATACAGACTGGAACATGAAAAAACTCCCAACCAATCGTCCTCTCTATTATTCTGAAAGAGGTGAGAATTGCCCTCCTCAGTTTGCATCAACCACAGAGGAATTGTTCGAGCAATGTGAGAACTGTGGTGCAGAGTATGTTTACATCTACACTCCAGATCACGGTTGGGTAGCACATAATGTTTATGCTTATTCCTCTGGTCAGTTTCAATCAGCAACTCTCTTTAACTAACACTCAATTATGACAACTTCCACTCTTCTCACTAACATGAACGACGAGCAACTTGACAAACTCAAAGACAACTATGCCTACCTGATTGTGGATGGTATGGATATGGATTCTCTCATTACTTTCGCTGTCGAAACTGTTGCTCACAACTTAGAAACCTGGACAGAGGAAGAAATCAAGGAAGAGATTCTCGATCATTATGGTGAAGAAACTCTGAATGATCTTCTATCCTAAAATCACACAAATTTAAGTATAATCACTCACAAAAATGATTCAAAATCAATTAAAAATGGTTTAATAAATATACTTTCGTTTTCTATCTCTCTTGTTACTTGACAGTTACTCCGTGGTTGCTTGACAGTATCTTCGGAGTAATTGCACTGATAAATGTACGAACTTATAGCGATCTTGGACCTCATTCTATCATCACTCCGCAAAAATGTCAACACCCCCAGCATCAGAAATCCCACACAGAACTTCGCAAATTTATAAGCACTTCTGATAAATAGTCTGCGACAGATTGACAGTTTCTCTCAGTCAGTCTATAATTACAAAGTAACACTCCCATCCTTCCAACCATGCCTGCTATCTATCATCAAGCACAGAAGAGTAAGTATCGCATCACCCTGGAAATCGAAGCAATGAGTGACTTCGACCCGCATAATATCAACTGGGATCGTTTGTTTAAGTTGGAAGGTTCGGAAAATTGTGATGCTTATGTAGAGGACCTGAGTACACCTGACCGTTGGTAATTCGCAGGTACTTAAAGTTACTCAGCTGTCGATTGTACCAGTAGTGTAAGCAACCGACGAAAACAAAAAACATGCTCACTCGCTCAGATCTTCTCACCGTTCGCGAATTTTTCTCCGAAGATGAGTGGGACTTGATTGATGCTGCCCTCAGTGAGTATCAGGACCATTTTGATACCGACGAGGATGCAATCGTGTTGAACACACTGCAAGGTAAACTCGCAGGTTTGTTCCGCATTGTAGACTGAGTATCGGGACTCTAAGTAACACTCAACCATCACTCTCTCATTATGCGCAAGATCGAAACTCTGATGAACAAAGCAATCGAGAACGGCAAAGATTGGTCGCTCGATAACACTAGAGTCGAGACCTACGGTGACATCGCCCACGTCTATCTGTACGGCAAACTTATCTCAAGAATCGGCGAGGGTTGGATACAACTATTCGACGGAGGTAAGCAATCGAAGACCACCAAATCTCGCCTGAATGCTGTACTCGAAGCGAACGGATTGCCGGGTGAGCGTGTCTACCAACGCAACTATCAGTGGTTCGTTAACTACAATGGATCGCCAATTCCTTTCTTCTCTGGTATGCGAATGAACTGATTATTCTTCACACTCATTAACACTTTTCTTTTTTATTATGACTCGTTCAACTGCACTCGGTATGCTCAACGTCGGTAACAACGGCAATGAGATTCTTGCCATTCTCGATGTTATCGCTGCTGATATTGAGAGTGACGAAACTATCAACGACATCGCAGATATGCTGTTTGGTTGATAACATCACAGTGGGGCATTGTTGACACTTTGCCCCCTTATGTGCTAGACTTACAGTATCGACAGTGTTGCGCGATCGTTGGCGTTGTTTGATGGCGGGCGTGTATAAAAAACCCTAACTACCCTAACCTACAACGGACCGAATTCGAGAGGTATATATAATTCAACTTTTGTTTTGATGCGGAGAAAAAAATTTTGCCCAGAAAAATTTCGCCCCAGAAGGTTTATCACATATACGCAAAGGATCAGTGCTTGTATCAGAATTTAACTGAGAAACAATTTAATAAGACATGGATAACCCTCAATGGTATGGTCGGCATTATGAAAACCGATTATGTGATTGAGGATTTGTCATATGAGGAGATAACAGTATCTGATTGACAGTGCATATATAAACTGTTATAATTGATATGAAGTTAATTCAAACTTATGGCTAAAGGATTTACTGTTAAGGCAAATGCCCCCACAGCACCTAAAGAGGAAGAGTGGGACTATGACGCGATTAAAGAGCGTATGAAAGGGAAGACGATTGTATTCTGTCTTCCAGGAAGAGGATGTTCGTATACCTTTCTAAAAAACTTTGTACAGATGTGTTTTGATCTGGTACAGAATGGAATGGCTATTCAGATCAGTCAAGACTATTCATCCATGGTGAACTTCGCACGTTGTAAGTGTTTAGGTGCAAATGTTCTCCGTGGTCCCAATCAGGTGCCTTGGGACGGCAAACTGGAGTATGACTATCAACTGTGGATTGACAGTGATATTGTCTTTAACTCTCAGAAGTTCTGGCAACTTTGTGATCTTGCAGTCCCTGCTGAAGGTGAGGAGAAGGATATCACCGCTGGTTGGTATTGCACAGAAGACGGTCAAACATCTTCTGTTGCACACTGGTTGGACGAAGAGGACTTCCGTGGTAATGGTGGTGTCATGAATCACGAAACACTGGAAACTATGGCAAATCGTCAGAAACCATTCACTGTCGATTACACAGGTTTTGGATGGGTCATGATTAAGAATGGCGTATTTGAGAATGACAAAATGGCTTATCCATGGTTTGCGCCCAAGATGCAGGTATTTGAAAGTGGTGAAGTTCAGGACATGTGTGGCGAGGATGTCTCATTCTGTCTAGATGCAAAAGAAGCAGGTTATGAAATCTGGTGTGACCCACGCATTCGTGTCGGTCATGAAAAGACTCGTGTAATTTGAGGTAAAGACTTATGGCAATGCGTTCAAAGACCGGAGATCTGATTACCCCAACTCCGAAAAACACTCGTCAAGGCGCGGGCAAACATACCAAGTATGCCGCAACGTCTCGTAATAAAGCACGAAAGCGTTATCGCGGCCAGGGAAAGCGTTAAATAAGAGCAGAGTTTGTAAAATTTAATATATGTCTTGTTTAATCTCTAACTTACCTTCGGAAGAAGTATGGGTCCGGAAAGAGTATCTTACAGACCATCAGAGTGGACACGGACAATTCGTAAAGGGCGTTTGGGTATCTGTTAAATCGATACCTGGACGCGCTTTTTATTTTGAAACATATTTACCAGAGTATGCTGCGATGTATGACAAATTACCAATCGCCGCGTTTCTCTCGAAACCAAAGACACCAGACCCTGATATGAATCTTCCAAATCTACAATTTTGGAATTGCATGGACTACGGTGTAGTGACCGTAGACAAGAAATTCATAGGCTCGATGGACTTTGAGTGCTACACTAGGGATCATGGACCTCAGAGGGGATCCTATGTATGTACCATAGACAATTATCATCATGATCCAGACTATGTTGACTATGCAACAAGTGAAAATCCTGCAGAACATAAGTCTCACAATCTGATTCAGTTGGATAACGGCCAGTTTTGCCTATACCCGAATAATAGATTAAGAATCTATGACAATAGTTTGACACCAGAGAAACCAAAGATGCCAGACTTTAAAGTTTCTACACAATATTATCAAGTTGAACGTGGATATGATCGTCTTGGAATGGGGGATGAGGAAGAATATTTTTGGAAGACTTCGAAAGAAAGAGAAAATAAATAGTTTCCTGGGATAGAACCCCTAAAAAAGTTCTGATTTGTTCAAATCAGAGGAAAATCTCATGGCTAACTCACCTGTAGACAAGAGTAAAGATTTTATCAAGTCTGGCATGACACTAATTACAGAACTTGCAAGTGATAGACATTTAGGGAAGTCAAAAAAAGTTGAAAAAAGTAAGATAAATAAGACAGAATAATAATATTTCATGCCTCTAGAAAGGGTAAGTCAAGGTTTTAAAGACATAAGCATGTCGTTTCAGAGTAATCCTCTGAACAAAGATCTTCTTGCCATCAAAAATGAGAACGCAATTGCAAGATCAATTAAAAATATAGTGTTCACAGAACCCGGAGAAAAGTTTTTTAATCCAGATTTTGGATCTAAACTCTATTCGATTCTATTCGAGAACATTGATGACATCTCAGCAATTAAAATCAAAGATCAAATTGAACAATCTATAAAAAACTTTGAACCTAGAGTTGATTTAGTTGAGGTTGAAGTGTTCCCAGATTTTGATAACAATGGTTTTGATGTGAAAATCACTTATAAAATCATAGGGGTTGATATTGCTCCACAAGAATTACAGTTTATCTTGCAACCAACCAGGTAAAAATGCCACTAGTTAACTTTTCAAACCTGGATTTTAATCAGGTAAAGACATCTTTAAGAGATTATTTAAAGTCAAATTCAAATTTTACTGATTATGACTTTGAGGGGTCAAACCTTTCGTCCATTCTTGATGTATTAGCATACAACACATACATCACTTCATATA